GCTCTAGGTCTGACTATTCATGTCAGTGTAGGTATTGATGGAACTAGGCTAGATGACGCTCAGGGGACTGTGACTAACCAACACCACGAATGGAGTAATGAATAAAGACCGCCTCATCATGCTAGGAAATTAGGAGAACTGAATGGCTTGGACGTTACAACTACTCAACGATGATACGACCATAGATATCAACGATGGAACGAACTATTCCGCAAGGGCTTTGACAGCACCAGTTCCACCCAGAAGGATGGCTACTGGTGGTGCTAACTTGTTTCGGCATGGAAGTGACATCCAAGAGAGAGTATTTCAGAACAGAACAGTCACAGTAACACTCCGCATCAATGGAACTAGCCAAGATAATCTCATTGCAAATATCAATGCCATAAATGCTCTCCTAGAGAGAGCGTCAGAATACACGACAAGTGGCATTGGCTCTCAGGTCAAACTTCGCAGGAAGTGGGAAGGGGCAACGAACCAATTGGACTTCTATGTTCTGGATGGTGCTTTGCAGATTGGTGATGAGTTTTCAACGGTACATGCGGTCAATACCGTGATTGCCAGTGCAAGCCTGAATCTTATCTGTGAGCCTTTTGCTTATGGGGCTGAGGAAACTATTGAGAACTTCGTTGCGGATGCAGGGTTTGAGATAGCAGGGACAGCACTGGCTGATTGGACTGAGAGCAAGACCGCTACAGGGACAACGGCTAGAGATACCACGCAAGCTCCCAAGCATGGGGTCGGTAGTCTGAAGTTGGTTATGACCAACTCAGGGGGGAGCGGTCAGGTCATTGAAAGAAACCAAACCTTAGCAGATGTAGACGCAGGAGAAGTATGGAGCTTTAGTGTCTGGGTTCATCTGACAGCCTTGAGTAATTCCAAGGCAGGGATGGTTCTTCTCTATAACGACGGCTCTGCAACAACGACGACTGTATACCAGACCTCTACAACGTCCGATTGGACACAACTGAAACTAGAGAACCAGACAGCACCCTCTGGTGCTACTCAAGTTATTGTTAAGCTACGGTTGGAAGCTACTGCCAGTTCTGCCACTGGCACTTGTTTTTTTGATAGTGCGATAGCCGTCCTTGCTTCCACCGTTCCTTCGGCTTGGGTATCCTCGCACAGCCTTGGCAATCATGCCGATGAGAGTGCCCAAGCCTCTTCTAATGCTATAGATATCCATGATGTTGGTGGAGATGTCCCTGCTCTTTTACAGGTGAAAATTGTAGAAGCTCAAGACCATACTAACTTCTGGGCAGGAGCAAGACATGCAGGACGCCAATACGACTCCATGATGCTAGAAGGCGAAGATGGCACAGCATCCACCATAGCCCACGGAACAGCGAGTATCGTCGAAAGCAATACCACGGCTTCCGACTCCGCTTACAGCGGTGGGAGCGCAAGGGTTTCTCAGCTATTGAACAATTCAGGAACACCAACCCCTGCGGCTGACACGAACTTCCTGCACAGCTTCACTATGGCAACGCCACCCAAGGGTACTTTCAGGGTTTTGGTAGCGGCGGCAGGCAGAAACGGAGAAGGCGATTCGTCAACCACGCCAATAGCGAGAAGGGATTTCGCTTGGGGTATGTCGTACACATACGGTGGATTCACGTTACTAGACGATACAAGTCCAGATGTCACCAGTTTTGTATATGCAGGGGCAACTACCGATAAAACTCTTACCGCAAATTCTTTGAGCGACTTTGAAATACTAGACCTTGGAACGATTACGATTCCCCCTGTAGCATCACCAGACAATCAGACTGAGGCGTCTTTGGTTCTGAAGGTATTCAACCATTGGAAGGGAAGCAGAGTATTCCAAACGAATCAGGAGATACAGTGGTACACAGATTTCGTATTCCTCATGCCGATAGATTTCGGTGGAGCCTATACCAGTAAAACCGACGCAAGCGACGTGATACTTCTGGACAGCATGAGCGAGGTAAAAGGTCTGTACTTACTCAACGCTTCTAGCGTCGTTCAGAGCTTCCCTAATAACCAACTGGGTCGGTCTCCAGAGGCGCATCCCGATGGTACTAGGGTTTACATTCTGGCTCAGGGGTACAATGACGGCGGTGGGGCACAGGGAGACCAATACACAGCCGCAGATACGTTTACGGTCAGCATTACATACAGACCCAGATTCCTTCACGTTATGGGGGCATAATGCCATTACACCCACTATTACAGGTGAGGCTTTACGATAACAACCTATCAACACCAACACTGATAGAAGACTTGACGGAGCGTGTTTCAAATCTCAGAATCTCTACTTCTCTAAATGGAGGGTTCCAATTCTGTAGTTTCCGTCTCAGTTCTTCCATTGGAGAAGCGTGGAATTATTTATCCAGAGAAGGAAAGCGTGGTTATCACTTTTATCGTTTGGTGGTGAATGAGGAACAAAGAGTCATCTGGGAAGGGCGAGTCAGTGAAATACAATTACTGATAGAGGCTCAATATCAGGGGCTTGAGATAAAGGCATTTGGGTATTGGTCATCAATGCGTGACCAGTTCTACACAGATAATGACGGCACAGACTGGACAAGTGGTTCAGGTCACCAGATAGACGATATTATCAAGGAAGTCTTGACTGATGAATGCCCTGATATCAACAGCGACCAGAGCAACATTGCCGCAGGCTCTCGTGACCTTGCAGGGATAGACTTCTCAACCAAGGCTTATCCGCAAGACATAGTCAATGACCTGACGAAGAACTCAGATGATGATAATTCTGTTTGGTTTTTTGCTATATGGGAGAACCGAATACCCTATCTTTTCAAGAGGGCGGTCACACAGGTGGACCATTATGTGTGGCTAGAGTCACTGGATGATTTGAGATTGACCCAGTCAGCTACAGAGTTGAGGAATGCAATCCTGCCTTTTGTTGGTAGTACAGAGGGAACAACTCAAACCAATACAACAAGTCTGGCACTGTACCCTCGCAGAGAGTTTAAGGTAAGTTTGAAAACAGGCACTAATGCAAACACGCAAGGAGATGCGGCAACAACTGCCGCTGAGGAGCGAGGATTCCCCAGACAGCAACAGAGTTTCACGGTATCGGGGCGCATTTACAATGCTGTGGCAGGAGATGCAGGAGCAAGGCTAGAAGAAATACCCCTGTGGAGAGTTCGTGCAGGGGATGTTATACGAATCCAAGACCTTGTCCCTGCTACCGCCGCAACACCGTCTCTTGATGATGTACGCACCTTCTACATTATGGAAACCGAATACGACGCAGACACAAACACTCTTACTGTACAACCTGACAGGAGACGGAGAAGCCTGCCTTCAATTATAGCGAAGATAGCTAAGGGGGCAGATGTCGAAATAACTTAAGGAGACGGTTATGGTTGGTATGATGCGTTGGTTTATGGAGCCTGAGAAAAAAGCACTTATGGATTTTATGCTTCTGCTGTATGACAAACTGGATGACGAGCAAAGAAAAGATGTAGCGGCATATTGTCGGGAAGTGATAGACGATGGGAAAATTGGGCTAACAGAATGGAGCAAGTTCGGTAAGAAGGTTGGAGCATTTCGTCTGGGTAAATAAAATTCAGCCGCCCCTAGTGCTTTAACGCCGCTCGTGGTATCGCCCACTCCACGGTCATAGTCTCCTTTCAGCATGATAGGCTCAGACATCTTGCGGCGTGTAGATAAGTCTGGGTGGGGCGTAATAAAAGGAGTAATCTGATGAATTTAGGCAAAATAAGGGTGCAAATCCTTGTAGCGATTTTGAGTGCTACGGTCTTTTCTGTGTACGCATTATGGATAGGCAAAGAGATGGGTGCGACAGAAGTGGTGACGGCTGTTATTGGCGGAATTTTTGGATTTTTGGGCGGCGTCTCGCTCAAGGTCCTTGAAAATGAGTAGTCTATAATGCCAGATGAAGAAGTACAGGAAGAACAACCAGAAGAAATAGTTCCAGAGGAACCAAAGAAGAAAAAGGAGTCAGTGACCCTATCAGGGCGTGAGTTAATCATTCTGGTTATATTCACTCCAACTGTGTTTGTGTGGTTGTTTCTTGCGGCAAGGATTATAATATCGGCGACGACAAGCTCATCAACACTGGAGAACATTGAAGGTCTGCTGACAGCGTTAGCGGTTTTGACAATACCCGTGTCAGGTGGGTTGGGTAAACTTT